GGATCAGGGGCAATTCCAGCGTCTGATGGATGATGGCAGCCAATGGGGGCTGCAGCTCACCTGGATCACACAGCCAAGCCCGGACGGGCTGGCGCAAGCGTATCTTCTCGCAGAAGAGTTTCTGGCCGGCGCGCCATCCGCAATGGTGCTGGGCGACAATATCTTCTTCGGCCACGGTCTACCCGAAATTCTGGCCGCCGCGGATGCGCGAGAGACCGGGGGCACAGTCTTCGGCTANCATGTCACCGACCCTGAACGATACGGTGTTGTNGATTTCGACNCCGATGGCGCNGTCCGCGCGATTGTCGAAAAGCCCGCGGTTCCNCCATCGAATTATGCGGTNACNGGGCTTTANTTCCTGGATGGCCGCGCACCCGAACTTGCTGCACGCGTCACGCCGTCGGCACGTGGTGAGCTGGAGATCACCGACCTCCTGGAGCTCTACCGCGCAGAAGGTGCACTGCAGGTCGAACGCATGGGACGTGGCTTTGCCTGGCTGGATACCGGCACCCATGGCAGCCTGCTTGATGCTGGCAATTTCGTCCGTACCCTGACCGAACGGCAGGGTTTGCAGGTGGGCGCCCCCGACGAAATCGCCTATCGCGCGGGCTGGATCGACAAAGCAGCGCTGCGCGCTCGCGCCGAGATGTTTCGCAAGAACGGGTATGGCGATTATCTGTCAGCCCTCCTTGGTTGAAGATGTGCTGAATATCTCCGCACTAGAACAAATCATGAACAGCCTGTTTGCAATGCCGGACTTGACCCCTCAACACAGCATAGTCGGCCAGCCAGCCCACGATCAGCGCCCCCTGGGGCAGCGCGGCGACTTCCTCGGCCACGCGCATCTGCTCAGCCTGACTGTACGCGACGACGGGTGGGCAGGCGCCGGGCGGGGCGTCAGAACCCGCCGTCGCGCAGCCGGTCAAGAAGATCGTCGCGGCTGCGAGGCCGCCGGGCGGCGGCGTCCAGCATCTGGCGGTGGATGGCATCGGTGCGCTCCAGTCGCTCAAACCGCTCGGCGGCGCGGCCTGCGCGCTCGGCCGTGCGGCGAAGGTTGAGGAGTGAGCGGTCCTGCGCCACGGGTTCGAGCAGGACCGCGAACGAGGGCGATGGTGAGCGCGACGAGGGTGATGGCCACCACCCGCCGCGCCCAGGGCCGGGCTATCAGCCCGACCACGAGGCTGGCCCACATCAGCGCAGGCCCTTCTTCCAGTCGTCCAGCTGCGCCCAGACGGCGACCGCGATCCCGCCCAGCGCCAGCGCGATGAACAGCCAGCGAAGGGTGTCGAGGTAGGGGACCAGCGGCAGGACGGCGCCCTGCGCTTCTGCCAGAACCTCCTGCGCGACCTCTACACCAGCTATGAAGAAGCAGGTGGACGCCAGTTCCTATACCACGTCAGGGGAAAACCCCCGATCAGGCCTGGTTCAACCAGCCGATACCCGCAGCGGCGGCGGCGTAGCCAAGGCGGAAAACCTCTTGGAAAACACCCGGAACCTGGTCGGATCAACCAAGCCACCTTTGTGCGATTGCAGAAAACTGGCGCGCCTCGCCGCTCAGTCTGCGCGCAGACGTGATCTGATCCACCGCCAGCGGGCGCGCAGGTAGAGCCGGGAAAAGGTCAGCACCATCCGCGCGATCTTGGCGGGGGGGAACTCGCCGCGAAATGTCGCGATGATGGCATCCGGCCCGACCATGCCCATCCGCCGCACGGCGGCGTTCCAGTGCTCGGGCGTGTATTTCGCGGCCCGCTGGTTCACGATGAACCCCCAGTGATAATCGCGTTTCAGTTTGCGGCGGCAGGCGCGCTCATAGGCTTTCAGGGGCGCGGGACGNCCGGTTCGCACGGCCTCGCCCAGCCGGGTGCCCAACAGCCTGCCGAACTCGATGCAGACGCGGATGCCTTCGCCCAGCGTCGGGGTCGCGAAATTGGCGGAATCGCCCACCCGGATCACATTGCCAAAGACCAGCCGGTCATCATAGGCGACCGAGGGCAGAATGCCGCTATGCACGATGGGCGTGCCCTCGAGCGTTAGCCCCATCCGTTTCAGAAAGCGTCCATCCGCGATGACCGCATCCAGCAGATCGCGCGGGGATTTGTCGGTATCGGGCTGGATGATGCCGACACCGATGCGCAGCGTGTCCTGCGCGGTGGGAAAGGCCCATCCATAGCCCGCGGGCGCCTTGGTGCCGAAAAAGGCGATCACCCGATTCGTGTCATTCTGGCCGATCGGGTATTCATATTCGGTCCCCACGGCCAGCCGCTCGGGTTTGCTGGCCAGCCCCAGCGCCTCCAGCACGGCGAAATGCCAGCCAGAGGCATCGATGACATAGGTCGCGATCACGCGCTCCCAATGCGTGTTGCGCCCGCGGATGCGGCTTTCATAGCGCCCGTCGTCGCGCCGGGTGATCGACACGAATTTGGTGGCCAGCAGCAGGCGGCGGTCCTTGTGGTCCGATTGCCGGGCCAGCCACTGATAGAGCCGCGGCGTGTCCAGGATCACCGGCACCTCATCGCCCATCGCGATGACGGCCTGTTCCTTGTCGGAAAACACCTCGCTTGTCCCGATCCGCTTGAACAGGTGTTCGGGGATGCCCAGCCGCTCGGCATCCTGCAGCCATGACGCGCCCGAGGTGCGCACCGGCAGGCCGATCTCGCGGTCCTGATGGACGATGACGCAGCTTACGTTATCGGGCAGGGTGGCCGCCACGGACAGCCCGGCCGGACCGCCGCCGACGATGAACACATCGCACACCAGCGTCTTGTCATCCATGGTCGCGTTATCCCTGATCCAGAAGGGGCGGCGGGGCAGCCCGGGCGCGCAGCCCGCAGGATGGCAGATGCGCTGAGACTCTGACATCTACCATTGCTCCGCGGGGCTGCAAAGCATCAAAGCCGGGGGCGCACGCTGTGTGACCGCTTTGTTCAGGGCACCGCGCTAGTCTGACCCCGCCCCGGCGTGCAGGCCAATCGCGCAAGGCGACCAGGCTCGCGCGGGGCACAGCGGGCAGAGAGACAGGCATAGAATACATGAGCACCGAACACCCCCCCGATACGGGGCCGACACCGGAAAACATGGTGTCCTATTCCGAGCAGTTGCTCAGTCTGAGCATCGCGCGGCTGACAGCGCTGCTTGCAACCCATGATGACATCACACCTGCCGCAGCCCGCGAATTCGGCGACGAATTCCGCGCGCTGCGCAAGGCCTTGGAGATCGCTTACCATGAACGTGCCAATCTTCAGAAGCTCAAGGGGCTTGAGGCAGGCGCCGCGAGCGCCGGGCTCGACACCGATGCCGCCCGCAACGAGATCCGCCGCAGACTGGCTCGCCTCCGCGCCGCCGGAGGTGGCGGCGAGCTTCCTGCAGGGGCTGAGTGAGAACGCGCTGGCCGCGCTGCCATGGATGTTCGAGTTCTGGGCGCAGCCGCATCAGTTGCCCCCCGAGGGCGATTGGCGCACATGGGTCTGTCTGGGCGGGCGCGGCGCGGGCAAGACACGCGCAGGCGCCGAATGGGTGCGCGCGCAGGTCGAAGGGGCGCGCGCACTTGATGCAGGCGCGGCGCGGCGCGTGGCGCTGGTGGCGGAAACCTATGATCAGGCGCGCGATGTGATGGTCTTTGGCGATAGCGGCATTCTGGCCTGTTCGCCCCCTGACCGCTTGCCCGCATGGGAGGCGACGCGCCGCAGGCTGGTCTGGCCCAATGGCGCGGTCGCGCAATGCTTTTCGGCATCCGACCCGCAGGCGCTGCGCGGGCCGCAATTCGATGCGGCCTGGTGCGACGAGCTGGCCAAATGGCCCCGCGCCGAGGCCGCCTGGGACATGCTGCAATTCGCCCTGCGGTTGGGGGATCATCCGCGCCAGCTTGTCACCACCACGCCACGCGGGCAGGACACGCTCAAGGCGATCCTGCGCGCGCCCTCGACCGTGATGAGCCATGCTCCGACCGAGGCGAACCGCGCCTGGCTGGCGCCGAGTTTTCTGGAAGAGATCCGCGCGCGCTATCGCGGCACGCATCTGGAACGGCAGGAACTGGACGGCACGCTCCTGGAAGATGCCGAGGGCACGCTCTGGCCGCTGGCGCTGCTGGAACGCGCGCGGGTGACGGAGCTGCCCGAGATGTCGCGCGTTGTCGTCGCCGTGGATCCGGCAGTGAGCGGGGGCGCGGGGTCGGATCTGTGCGGGATCGTGGTGGTGGGGGCCGTGACGGACGGGCCGCCCGCGACCTGGCGCGCCTATGTGCTTGAGGATGCCTCGGTGCGGGCCAGTTCGCCCACCGCCTGGGCCGAGGCGGTGCTGGCCGCGCGCGCGCGCCACGGAGCCGACCGCGTGGTGGCCGAGGTCAATCAGGGCGGGGACATGGTCGCCCAGATCCTGCGCCAGATCGACCCGCTGGTGCCGTTTCGCGCGGTCCATGCCTCGCGCGGGAAAGTGGCGCGGGCCGAGCCGGTGGCCGCCCTCTATGAACAGGGCCGCGTGCTGCATGCCGAGCGGCTGGGCGCGCTGGAAGATCAGATGATGCAGATGACGGCGCAGGGCTATTGCGGCAGCGGCAGCCCTGACCGCGTGGATGCGCTGGTCTGGGCAGTGCAGGATCTGATCCTGGGCCCGGCGGCGAAATGGGCACGGCCGGGGCTGCGTACGCTGTGATAGGGCGATGTTCAGGCCCTGCCGCTAGGGTTGTTTTCAGACCGATGGCAGGTGGGGGGGCTGTCTGCCCCCCCACACCCCCCCGAGGATATTTCTGCAAAGATGAAAGGGTGGGTTCAGGACATGGAGAGAGGCGCTGATGTTTGACTTCTTGCGCAGGGCGCGCGCGCCCGAGACGGCGGTGGCACCAGGGGCAGAGGCGAAAGCCTCGGCNGTGGGGCCGCTGACGGCAGGGCANATCCGGGGCAAGGGCGTGGCCTACGGTGTGGCCGCAGCCGGGTGGAGTGCGCGCGACCGCGTGTCGCTGGCGCGCGCCGGGTTTCTGGGCAACCCCGTGGGGTTCCGGGCCGTGCGGCTGATTTCCGAGGCTGCGAGCGCGCTGCCGCTGGTGGTGCAGGACAGCGACCGCCGCTATGAGGCGCATCCGGTGCTGGAATTGATCAGCCGCCCCAACCCTGCTCAGGGCAAGGCCGAGCTGTTCGAGGCGCTGTATGCGCAGCTCTTGCTGTCGGGCAATGCTTATGTGGAACTGGTGCAGGACGATAACGGGGCCGCGCGCGAGCTGCATGTGCTGCGCTCGGACCGGATGAGTGTGGTGCCCGGCGCCGATGGCTGGCCAGTGGGCTATGACTATACGGTGGGCAGCGCGAAACACCGCTTTGCCCTGCGCGAGGGGCGCTCTCCCATCTGCCATATCCGCAGCTTTCATCCGCAGGACGATCATTACGGGCTGTCGCCGCTGGAAGCGGCGCAGCGCGCGGTCGATGTGCATAATGCCGCGTCGAACTGGTCCAAGGCGCTTCTGGACAATGCCGCGCGCCCCTCGGGTGCGATTGTCTATCGCGGCGAGGGCGGGCAGGGCACGATGAGCGCCGAGCAGTTCGAGCGCCTGCAATCCGAGATGGAGGCGCATCATCAGGGCGCGCGCAATGCGGGCCGCCCGATGCTGCTGGAAGGGGGGCTGGACTGGAAGCCGATGGGGTTCTCGCCCTCGGATATGGAGTTTCAGCAGACCAAGGAGGCCGCCGCGCGCGAGATCGCGATTGCNTTTGGCGTGCCGCCCATGCTGCTGGGCATACCGGGCGATGCCACATATGCGAATTATCAGGAGGCCAATCGCGCCTTTTACCGCCTGACCGTGCTGCCCATGGCGATGCGCGTCAGCGCGCAGATCGCGCATTGGCTGGCCGGGTTTGTGCCCGGAGACGTGACCCTGAAGCCCGATCTGGACCAGGTGCCCGCGCTTGCCGTCGAACGCGAGCAGCAATGGCGCCGCGTGGGCGCGGCGAGTTTCCTGAGTGATGCGGAAAAGCGCGCGCTGCTGGGTCTGCCGCCCCGTGTCGAGGGTGCATGAGCCTGCGGCGTGCCATCGGCGGCTCGCGCTTTCTGTATGACAGTTTCGAGGCCGCGCAGGCCCGGATCGACGCGCAGGAGCAGGTGTTCGAGGCCCGCAAGGAAGCGCTCGAATTCCGCATGAGGCGGCTGGAAAGCGCGTTGGAGCGGGTCGAGAAACGGCTGTGGATTTCGGTCTACGGGGTCGCGGCGGGGGTGCTGATCCATGGCGCTCTGGCATTGCTGAGCGCGGTGCAATGAAAGGGATGATGATGGAATACAAGTTCATGCCGCGCGNGNCCCGGCTCGAGGTCGAGGCGCCGCATCAGGTGGCGGGCTATGCCTCGGTCTTCGGGCGGGCGGACAAGGGCGGCGATATCGTGATGCCGGGGGCCTATGCGGCATCCTTGCGCACGCTGGCGGCGCGGGGCGAGCGGGTGCGCATGCTGTGGCAGCATGACCCGGCCGCGCCCATCGGCATCTGGGACGAGGTGCATGAGGATGCCCATGGCCTGTTCGTGCGCGGCCGCCTGCTGCCCGATGTGGCACGCGCGCGCGAAGCTGCGGCCCTGCTGGCCGCGGGCGCTGTGGACGGGCTGTCGATCGGCTATCGCACCCGGCAATCCGAGCCGCGCGCCGGCGGCGGGCGCAAGCTGATCGAGCTGGATTTGTGGGAAGTCTCGCTTGTGACATTCCCCATGCAGGCCGAGGCGCGGCTGCAGGGCAAATCCGCGCTGGTGGCCGAGATTGCCGCCTTGCGCGCGCAGGTGCAGGCCGCGCGCGCGGGTGTTGCGCAGATCTGAGCGCAGCGCACGCTGCCTCAACCCGATCTTGGGCCAGGGATGGCACTCTGGCCCGACAAGACGACCGACAGCCAAACAGATGCAGGAGAGCAACATGACATCCCCCGTGCCACAGGCAGCGGGCCCGACAGGTGCGGGCGCACCCGAGGGCCATGAGCTGGAGCTGAAGACCGCGATGCAGGGCCTGGCCCAGGATTTTGCGGAATTCCAGACCGACCTCACCCGGAAACTTTCCCAAACAGAAGAGCGACTGACCATGCTGGATCGCAAGACTGCCCCTTCCCCCGCCCGGCCGATGCTGGCCTCTGCCGATGCGGGCGAGATGCTGCACCACAAGGCGTTCGACGCCTATCTGCGCCGCGGCGATGAGGCCCCGATGCGCGGGCTNGAGATCGAGACCAAGGGCCTGAACACCATGCAGCCCGTTGATGGCGGCTATCTGGTGGACCCGGAAACGGCCGCCTCGATCCAGTCGGTGCTGTCGGCGACCGCGTCGATCCGGGCCATTGCCTCGGTCGTGACGGTGGAGGCCAGTTCCTTTGATGTGTTGGTCGATCACAGCGATGTCTCGACCGGCTGGGCCACCGAAAGCGACCCGGTCGCCGAATCGGACACGCCCAAGATCGACCGCATCCCGATCACGCTGCATGAGCTGTCGGCAATGCCCAAGGCCAGCCAGCGGCTGCTTGATGACAGCGCCTTTGATATCGAGGGCTGGCTGGCCGGCCGCATCGCATCGAAATTCGCGCGCGCCGAGGCTGCGGCCTTCATCCATGGCGATGGTGTGGACAAGCCGCGCGGTTTTCTTGACCACGACACAGTGGAAGAGGCGAATTGGGACTGGGGCGAGATCGGCTATATCGCCACGGGCGAGGCGGGTGATTTCCACCCCACTGCCCCTGCCGATGCGATTGTCGATCTGGTCTATGCGCTGGATGCGACCTACCGCGCCAATGCAGTTTTCGTGATGAATTCGAAAACCGCCGGTGCCGTGCGCAAGATGAAGGATGCCGATGGCCGCTTCCTGTGGTCGGACGGTCTGGCTGCCGGTGAACCTGCGCGCCTGATGGGCTATCCGGTGCTGGTGGCCGAGGATATGCCCGATATCGACACGGACAGCCATGCCATCGCCTTTGGCGATTTCGCCTCCGGCTACACGATTGCCGAACGTCCCGATCTGCGCGTGCTGCGCGACCCGTTCAGCGCCAAGCCGCATGTGCTGTTCTATGCCACCAAGCGCGTGGGCGGCGATGTGTCGGATTTCAAGGCGATCAAGCTGTTGAAATTCGGCACCAGCTGATCCGAGACCGCCCTGCGCGCCACTGCGCGCAGGGCACCGCCGCGACCCCCAGCACAAGAGGCACGCAATGGACCTGAGAGAGACGAGCCCCATCCCCACTGCCGCGCTGCCGCTGGCCGCGTTTCGTGACCATCTGCGGCTGTCCTCGGGCTTTGCGGATGACACCAGCCAGGACGCGCTGCTGGAACAGTATCTGCGCGCGGCCATCGCCTCGGTCGAGGGGCGGGTGGCGCGGGCGCTGTTTCAGCGCGGCTATGTGCTGCGGCTGGCGCGCTGGCGCGATGGCTATGCCCAGCGCCTGCCCATCGCCCCGGTCCAGAGCCTTGAGGCCGTGACGATGATCGATGCCGCCGGGGCCGAGGATGTGATCGACCCTGCGCGCTACCGGCTGGATGCCGATGGCATGCGCCCCAGGGTCGAGGCATCGGGCAGCGCGCTGCCCGCCATCCCCACGGGCGGGCGGGTCGAGATTGCGCTGACAGCGGGCTTTGGCCCGGTCTGGGACGATATTCCCGCCGATCTGCGCCAGGCCGTGCTGCTGCTGGCCGCGCAATATTACGAGGGGCGCGACAGCGCGGGCGATGCGGATATGGATTTCGGCATCCGCGCGCTTCTGGAACGCTGGCGCGATCTGCGCCTTGGGGGCGGGGCATGAGCCGCGCGCCGCAGCTGACCCGCGCGCTGGTGCTGGAAGCGCCCGAAACTGTGCCCGATGGCGCCGGGGGCTTTGCGACTGCGTGGACCCCGCTTGGCACCCATTGGGCCGAGATCCGCGCGGGCGCGGGGCGCGAGCGGCTGACCGCGCTGGGCCCCTCAGGCCAGGTGACGCTGCGCATCACGCTGCGCGCCGCCCCGCAGGGCAGCGACCGCCGCCCGCGCCCCGACCAGCGCTTTCGCGAGGGCGCGCGCATCTTCACCATTCTGGCCGTGGCCGAGGCTGACGCGCAGGGCCGCTACCTGATCTGCAC